TCAATAAAACAGCCGGCTATGAAGGTCATAAAACCTATCATGGCAGGTCCAATCATTTCTTTAATTACCGCGAGCAGGTCACTCATTATAATCTGACCGTTGCAGCTTTGATACAACCATGCCGCATAGTAAGTCAATACCAAAAGTACAACCAACATAAAATAACCGGTAATTACAAACTTTATCGGCTTACTCATCACGTTGATTTTTCCCTTTATGGTACTCACTGCTCTGCCGAAGATTAGCTTAACATTTTCAAACACCCTAGGCCTCCTTGTAGTTAGGCAGTGCCTTTATTTCAGCCATCAAATCATCTATTACTCCATTAGCGCCAAGGTTTTCATAACTTTCATAGCAGGAAACCAGACTATCTTTAGCATAAATAGGAATCCATTTTTTCTCCGTTACGTAATGGTTATAAGACTGAATAATTCTATCTCGAAGCAATGCCTGCAATCCGGTCTGAAGAGCATTCTGCCGTTTCTTTCTCGTTCTAAGCTCCGTAAAAATGTAGGTCAAAAGCATACCTAGACCAGCACTTAAAATACTGGTCAATATTTCTTTTCCCATCTAATTACCCCCTTATCAGCCTGACTACATCAATCGCCCTGCCTGTATATCTGCAATTTTCTGCGCCAAAATAGATGTTTTCTGTCGGTATGTATTTAAAGACCACCGAATTAAAGCCTTTCTTAACTAGCTGGCTCTGGCCGGCATGACTTATAAATACCTGTGTTTTCCAAAAGTCGGAAATAGTAGTGTTAAAACGTACAGTCAAAAAACCGTTCTTAAGAACAGCTTTCACTTCTTTTACCGTCCAGCTATACCGCCAATCAAGCTCGTGTATGTAATCTAAAGTATAGTGGGCAAAACAGCTAAAATCGTTGGTATCGCTGGACAGCTCATTCATACCCTTCAGCAAAAACACCTTGATAAAAACTTCCCCACCACTTTTATCTATCTGCATAAAACAGCGCTGAGAAAGATTGGTCAGAAACTCACTTGGCAGCATATCCAGCACCTGCAGCATCTCCCTAAAGTTATACAGCACATAAGTGTTATCTGTAATGCCATTGTTAAGAATAACTGTGGAACTGCCATCTTTTAAAACCTCGGTATCGATAATACACGGCCTGCCATTGTGATAGAATTTTAAAACCTTATCTTCAATGTTTAGCTCTATTGTTTCTACCTCTGTTTTTCTATTAACAGTATTCGGAAAAACAAATAAATTCTTAGTCAGCATAGCCTGCTCCTTTCCACTTTTCATATTCTGCCTTAAACCAGCTAAAAAGCATTTTATTGATGTAACACTCAATATCCCTGCTTTTGGTTTTAATACATCCGCCACCGCACATAAAATAAACCGGACAGCATCTGCATTCTGGAAACTTCTCGTCTAGAAGCCTTTGCTGTTCGGTCTGCCAGTTATCACTTAGTTTTTCATCTCTTATATAAAGGCAGGTAAAACTTTCCCCACTGGTGTTATATTTTTTCAAATTCTTATTAACGCAGTAGGTTTCCCCATAACTGAAATTTGCTTGATAGCGTTTTAATAATCCGGTAAACATACCCTCATAGCGAAAATTACGAACACCGTATTTAAACCGTTGTTCCATATAACTGCCAACCATCTCTTTGTATTGCCTTAGTATGTATTCGGCATCGCCAAGGCTTAGTGCATATGTATCATTAGCGGTGTTCGTGGCATGAGCAAAATGAGGAAAAAAAGATAATGCCCTGACGATTATTCTTTCCTTTTCGGCAAATGATTTTATAATCGCTTTTAAATCTATATGACCATGATGAAGCGTTGTGGAAACGGCAAGCTTGGGATAATCAATAGCCTTGGTAAACGGGTCAAAGCCGCGTTCCGCATTGGCACCGCCGTCAAAGCTGATGCATACTAGAAAATCGTGTTCTCTAAAAAACTGTAAGTAATTTTCCAAATTCACCCCATTTGTACAAATGACAAATTTTGCGCTTGGCAGAGCTGCTACAATCCGCTTTATTTCCCCCATATACAAGGTCGGCTCACCACCCATAAATTTTATGGTAGGATCATCTAGCTTTTTTAGTTCTTCTATCAGTTTCTCTGATACTTTTGGTTCAAACTCATCCGCTTCTCTGTGGCAGTACGCACAGTTTAAATTGCATTTACTGCCCATATAAATAGTTGCCTGCATTCTAGTCCTCCAAGATAAGGTTATATTCATTCCAAACCTCATACCATTTTCTGCCAAGCTTTAGTTTGAAAATTCCGGTATGACCCATAGGATAGAGTCTGAACTTCCCCTTACCGTTTTCCAACTGCACCCTGCGGTTATTAATAATGCCGCAAGTACTTTCTACCGTGACATCATCATCATCAATATTGCGAGTCAAAGGCTCGCCTTCAAAACTTCCCGGATATTTTAGAATCTCAAATTCTGCGTAGTCCTTACCTTGTTCTAATGTCACAGGTATCGTGAAATCTCCGCCTAAAGACATACCTTTGCGATTAGCCATAAGAATCCTATCCCCTATTTTAAGAGCGTAGCTGTCCCACAGATGCATTCTTGGATGATCACCCGTTACCAAATCATCTGAATTAAAGCTTAAAATTTCATACTTCTCATCTGCCACAATTTCAGTATTTTCTTTTTTGCCTTCAAAAACACGGATAATAATATCTCTTTCTGTTCCGCCTATAATTCCGGTATCTAGCTGCAAAATATCCGCCGTCCCATAAAGCTGCAAAAGCTCGGCAAAATCGAGCTTTACGCTGACTCCTAACCTGTTAAGGTCCAAGAACTTAAAATCAGACTTGCTCATCTTCCTATAATTTTTAACTTTTCCCGAACTGCTTACCAGGGTATAACTATTATAAGGACGCAGAGTTTCAATGGCATCCTTCCCATAGCCTGCCGGATACTTAGCAATTACTTCTGCCGCAACACATAAATCCTTAATGATTATTTTTAGTTTATGCTCCGAATCAGACTTTTCGTTGAAATATATCTTAAGCATTTTTATCCTCCAGTTCTAAGCAGTAATTCGATACAAATATAGAGTTGCAACCATCTGCTTGAATATCATAGGCGGTATATTCGCCCAGCGCTTTCTGAATTTTATCTTTAATCATACGTGCATTGGGCTGAGCCATGTAAAAAAACACATTCTCTAGTTTCTCAACCTTTTTGCTTCCATAAACTGTTTTTATAACGGTTCCCTTCGTCACCATAAGATTAGGATTTTTAGCAAATGTATATGCCACGCTCACCGTTTTTTTCTGAACTGCTGTAACTGCAAAAGCGCGATGCAGCTGGTTCAGTACTTTATCTCCCGGTTTTAAGTTTTTAATATCCACCGGACCATTATCTGTTAAAACCTGTCCTTGTATAATCATTTTCATCATCCTCCATCATCTCCGCAGTCACAATTACTGCAGTTGCAGTTACAATTGCAGTTTGTACACTGGGTCTGGCAATATTGGCAGCGCACAGACTGGCACCCTTGGCAAGTTTGGCATCCCTGGCAGCTTTGGCAGTAGATGCTTTGGCAATAGGTACTCTGACAAGTCTGGCAGCAATTTGCCTGGCAGCAGTTGCCGGAAAAACTCGTTTCAAGATTATTTACCGCTGCCCTCAAAAACATAATATTAGCACTTACCACCTTGGTATATGTCAAGCCGCTTAAATCAATAGCAGATGGTTTATTTGCATTAGCTGCCATCGCTGTCAAGGCTGCTGCCAATTCTGATATATGCAATTTTTTTACCACAATATTGCTGTTTAAGGTTGTATCTGTATAAGCCATCTAAACACCTCACGTATCATCGCCGCAGTCACAATCGCATTCCATGGACTGGCAGCTGTAACTTTGGCAGCTTTGGCAGGACAAGCTTTGGCAGCTTTGGCTTTGACACGTAACATCTTGGCAGGTAGCGCTTTGACAAGTCTGACAATACGTACAGTTTCCGCAGTTATCTACATTGGCCGCATAAGCCTGCAGCCTGTCTATCGCCGTCCTTAGCTCCGTAATATGAACCGGACGTATTTTTAAACTAGATGAAACGGAGCTGTCCGTAAAAGTTGTCTTAGCTATAGAACCGTTAACCGCCATTTACATCACCTGCCATCCGTCTGCCGTACTCTTCAAAAACAGAAAGCACCGGCAAAAAGACCGCTTGTTTTAATCTGCAATAACCTTCCCTTCTTGCCTCAGCATTAACTAACTTGCAGCCACCTCTGCAAAAAGCAATTGCAGGACAATCCGAGCAAACACTCATATTTACCTTGGTGTTATCAGAACATAGGACCTTATTTAAATAAGTAAAATAGTCATCTGTGATAGTGCCAATCTTGCTGCTGGTATTGTGACAAGGATACAAATTCCCCTCTAAATCAAGATTCAAAACGTCATACCCGTTGCCACAGGAACAATAGTGTTTATGAAACCTTCCGTCACCATCTGCATAAAAACGCTTCAGCATTCCAAATAGTCTGTCCACATAAGAGAGCTTGGTATAGTCTTTTAGCTCTGTTCTGCTGCCATTTAATCTTTTCTCTAGATAAAACTTTCCTAGTCCAAGCATTTCGCTCTCTACTCGAGGATAATCTACTGCTAAAAGTTCTTCCGGCAAATCTCCCGTATTAAAAATCTCATCAATGTTTATCCCTACCTGGTAGCCATGAATTTTGTAATAATCATCTGAAATTGCTTGAAAATCTTCTAAAATATCTAGCGGATATGCCTTACTGCTTAAAACCGCAGATAAGCCTAGCTTCTCTATTCCTAGCAGGAGCTTTCTTTTCTCCTTATCAGCAAACACATCATAACCACGAGTTTCCATGACATTTCTGCCGTCCCACGATATGGTAACAGGCATCTTATAAGCATTAAAAAAGGCCACCATTTCTTTGGTGACCGCTTTACCATTTGTTATTACGGAATGCCAGCAATAAGCGTGAGTCCGCTCTGTTATTTCCCTTATAGCATCAAAATACAGCAGCGGCTCGCCGCCATAAAACTGTATGTGAAGCTTCTGCCCTTCCGTCAGTTCTTTTGCACAATCTTTTAAAAAATCATAAATCTCAGGGTTAATCTTACTTGGCAGCTGCGCTGTAACCAAAGGATGCTGCAAACAGTATCGACAATTCATATTGCAGCTATTACCCAACATCAAAAAGACTGTATGCACCGTGCGTTTTAAAAATTTGCCCATCACTGCCTCCTTACCATAATCTTTACCCGTCTTACATTTTGAAACTTGTCCCCAAGAACGATTCTGCCTACAACGCTCTCCTCACTGTCACCATCAGTGAAAGCTCTCCCAACTCCAAGTATTTCGGATGGCACAACCTTCATGCCAGCCTTAGCCGTTCCATAAAATTTAACGTGTACGCGCCCTGCTAACGCTACCGGAATATAATTCTGCAGGACTTTATCCATATCTACATTACCGTTTTCGTCTGTTTCTCCCCCAATTACCTGCGCATATTCGTCACTGTGAACACCGACCACCAATGCAGCGTCCTCGCTTGCCTTGACATACTTTTCCTTAGTGCCATCAGCCAAGGCAATAATATCCCCTGCCTCGGTATCTTCACCTCTGGGAAAAAACTCAGCGTAGTCATTGTAATAGGCATTTACAACCTTTGCGGCTGTAAGCGTTCCGGTAATAGTAACATTGCCACTGGCATCTTTAGCCACATAGTTACTATCATTGGTGAGCTGACTGTTTTTGCTTGGAATAACCGGTTTGTTTAAAAGGTCGTTATAACTACCCGTAGATGCAACTGTGGCAAGTTTAGTAATACCGCCTGTTACCTCGGTTTTGGTAGCATACGTGCTTGCAATATTATTCCCATTGCCGTCCTGCACAGCTTTAGTCGCACTTACAGCATTCGCCGTTTTATCAAGCTTGGCCGCAATAAGATTCGTAACCGTTGTGGCAAAGTTTGGATCATTGCCCAAGGCTGCGGCCAATTCTTTTAACGTATCTAATGTCCCCGGAGCAGATGCCACAAGAGCAGCTATAGCGCCCTGCACAAAGGCCGTGTTAGCAATAAGCTGTGAGTTATTTCCATTTGCCGCTGTTGGTGCTTTGGGCTGCCCGGTAAAAACAGGAGATGCAACATCTGCTTTTAGGGGCAAATCCACTGTTTCTAGTTTCTCAAGCTTGGCGGCAGCAAGTTCTGCACTCTGTTTAGCAACTGTTTCACTGCTTGCCGCGTTCTGTGAAGATAGAGCAGCAGCTTTGGCACTGTCACTGCCAGCCTTTGCCGAAACAGCCGCCGTATCAGCACTGTTTTTTGATGTCAAAGCAGATGCAGCGGCAGCATTAGCATGGTCTTTAGAAAGTTCCGACCAGGTTTTTGCTGATTTTGCACCTTTTACCCCGTCCGGTTCTGTTTCGCTTTCTGCCCACTGCCTTGCATTCTCTGCCCAGCTTTTAGCCGACCTTGTCCCTTCGCCGGTTGGTGCATCAATACTCTCCGCCCAAGCCTCGGCTAGGTTTTTGCTGTTTTTAGCATCTTCAGCATATTCAAATGCCTTATCCGCATATTCCTTGGCTACTTCTGCTCCGTATTCTCCGACCTCAAGACTTTTGCTGCCCGCGTTATTCAGAGCATCTACTTCTATTTCCAAATCAATCGACATTATGGGCAACCCCCTTAATCATGAAATAAGCTGACCAAATTAAAGTCGTTATCTTTTTCGTATTCTTGTTGATTATGGCCACATCATACACATAGGTATCCGGCGCAAGATTGTCCAATTCACCAAGTGCAATGGATAAATCCACATAATTAAACCCTGCGTTGTACACATCCTTAGAAAATACCACATCCGTAGAATTAGAAGTTGCTTTAATTGAAAAACGGAATTTGTCATCACCCGTCAGTACATAATCCTTAAATTTAAACCGAATGGTATAGGTATCATACTGCGAAGCCTCAATATTAAAATTATTATCAATAGAAATCACGCGCTCGCCACCTTTACATATCATCACCGCAGTCACAATCGCAGTTATAATAATTTGTACCTTTTACAAATTCCAACGTCTGACTGCGATTGATTAAATGCTGTATTACTTCCCTTAAAGTATACGTCCCGGCAGGAAGCCCCCGGTGCTGTTTCACTCTTACATAACCGGAAGCAAGATTGCCACCGCCGGAACTTTCTGAAGAATCATAACTAACAGCAGTTCCGGAAAGCCTTACATCTCTTTCCGGCTGAGTGCTGGTAGTCACCGCAAGCTCCAGCATATCCTGCACCCTGTCATCCACCAGTGTACCTATACCGTTGTAGCTGGCATAAACGATTTTTCCGGCATCAGCTGCGTTAAACAGAAGTGTTCCGGTATTCCAATCTGCCACTCCATGAGCTGCCGTATTATAATCCGGCCAATACTGCCCTTGACTAGGCTGCGCTGCCACTTCTGTAAGTACAGCACCATTGGCAAACTTTATATTCAGAGAGCTAGGGTCTGTTTTTTGCGGTACCTCATTAAGCCTTACGGTATAGGGACTTTGATTTGGCACTTGATGATATTCGCCGGATATTTTCTTTATGTTGATAACATTCAAAAACGGGTCTAGTCTATAATCTTTAATCGCCACCTTACTACCTCCTTAAAGTGCCGTCAGCTGCTTAATGGCAGAGGACTGCGATTGTTCTATATTCATGGCATTTCTTTCTATGTCAGAGAGATATTTTTCCAGTGAAAAGATTGGCTCTCCTAGTTCCATATCTGTAGCGATGCCCCCAGATGCTGAAATCGTATATTTAACTTTAGTGATGGGATAATCATGGGTATCCCCGGACAGGGTCCTTATTTGAGCCTGTCCTGTCGTAGTCATATGCCGTACGTTAAAAGTACCATCAACTAGCGGATACTCAAGCCGCACTCCGCTTATCTTTGCAGATTTGATGGGATTCTTATAGCGTTCAAGCT